AGTATTTTGGTTTCGGTAATGAAAAAGCAAAAGAAGCTTTAGAAGTTCTCACAAATGAGAACATCGAAGATATTAAAAGTAAACTTGCAAAAGGTGGAATGGAGAAATCAAATGAACGCACTCATCGATGAGATGGTTGAATGCACTCTAGCAGAACCAGATGACTTTTTAAAGATTAGAGAAACACTTACAAGAATTGGGGTTGCGTCAAGAAAAGACAAAACGCTGTTTCAATCTTGTCATATATTACATAAACAAGGACGATATTATATTGTCCATTTTAAAGAATTATTTGCACTGGATGGTAAACCTACTAACTATTCAGAGAATGATCAAGCGAGAAGAAACACAATAGCAAACCTATTGGCAGAATGGGGGCTTATTAAATTAGTAACCCCTGATCAAACAACTACTAATGTAGTTCCCTTAAATCAATTAAAAATTCTTGCATATAAAGAAAAAGATGAATGGGCACTAACCGCAAAATATAATATTGGAAGTAAGAAAGTAAATTATGAGCACGGCGAAGAAGAAGGTGGAAAAGAAGATTGATTCTACCGCATCAAAATCACCAATGCATGAAGAAAAATTAAAATTCTTCAAATTAAACGATACCGTACAATTACCAACATTTGCTACAAGAGAATCAGCATGTTTTGATATATGTGCAAATTTACTTGAAGGTGAAGAAATACAGTATTATCAAGCAATCTCTACTAAATCAGTACCTAGACGGATTGCTTTTGATATAAATAGTAGTAGATCATTTATACAACTTAATAACATGGAAAGAATGTTGATTCCTACTGGACTTATCGCAGATATCCCGGTAGGATTTTCAATTCGATTACATTCGAGATCTGGTCTGGCATTCAAACAGGGAGTTTATCTCGCAAATTGTGAGGGGATTATTGACAGCGATTATGTCGATCCCATTTTTGCAATGGTTACAAACATCAGTAACGTACCCGTGAGAATTTATAATGGAGACAGAATATGCCAAGGAGAACTGGTTCGATGTGAAAAATATACATTGAATGAGTCTGATGAAGCCCCCACTCAAAAAACAGATAGAGATGGTGGGTTTGGTTCAACTGGTACGTAATAGTTACTTACCAATGTCACATTAATTTAATAACGGAGTACAAATGTTAGACAAAGCAGTAGGATGGATGCGCAGCCTTACCGAAGCTGGAATAGCATTAATCGCACTTGGTGTGGTTTTGCAAATTCTTTGGCCCGGCTCAGCATCGGTCCCTTTTATTGGACTAGATATCGTAGGAAACGTTCTCGCCTTAGTTAAATCTTTGGGTGGAGAAGGTCTTATGGGTCTAATCGCAGTCTGGATTCTTTGGGGCATCTATAATAGAGGCTAAAAGAGTCTTGACAAATTCAAAACTTATGTTATAATATAAGTATGTGAATTTTATATTATGGAAATAAAACTGAAAGGGATGCTGGTTAATCCTTTGGTGTCCTCATCCCTTTCTTTTATTATGAAACAGAATTGGCAAATTGAAGAAAACGAAATGGAAACAAATTTTAAGTTAGTAGTAAAAGACTCTGGTACTTATACAGCAGATTCGTTTACTAAGTTAATTTGGATTGTTTTACGACATCGCCTCCAACATCTATGTAATGGTGAAGGTTGGCGTGATTGAGGTTGTCCATAGTGGAAACCTCGTAACTGTCACCCGCTCTGCGTATGAGGGGTGAATTTATTAACCTCGCTTTATAAGGAGCAATTATGGTATTACGCGCATCACACGTTCCCAAGAACTTTGGGGATTTCGAAAAAGCTCTAGGATTTTCAATAGGGTTCGATTCAATGTTTGACCGTTTGCTGGGACCTTCCACGCAACACGTTACAAACAGTCAAGGGTATCCACCCTACAATATCCGAAAAGATGGAGAAACAAAATATTTCATCGAACTTGCGATTGCTGGTCTAAAAGAGGAGGATTTGGAAGTTTCATTACAGAGTCAAATTCTTAATATTCGTTCTAAGAAGGAAGATTCAGGATCAGAAGAAACCACTAATTATGTACATCGTGGAATTGCTAAAAGGCAATTTGAAAGAGAATTTACATTATCTGATGACATTATTGTAAAAGGTTGTGATCTCAGTAATGGAATGTTAACCATTGAACTTGAAAAAGTAATTCCAGAGGAAAGTAAGCACAGAATAATTCCTATTGGAACAAATAAAGTCAAGTCGATTAACTAATTCGATGCGCCCATCAGTATTTTATACTGGTGGGCTTTTTTGTTCACTATATATTACAGAAATAAAAAACTCATATTCGGAGAAAAAAATGTGTAACAACGAACACTGCAAGTGCGAAAATTGTACTTGTGATTCATCATGTGTATGTACAGAGGAAAACCCTTGTGGATGTGAATAATTAGGAGAAGAATATAATGCTTACAGTTTTAGGAAGTCTATTAGGATTTGCTGGTTCAGCAGTTCCAAGTATAATAGACATGTTCAAAGAGAAAGAAGATAAAAAAGCCAAAATGGAGATGTTTAAACTCCAGTTGGAAGCGAAAGAAAAAGGCGTTGACTTAGACATAAAGTTGATGGAGACAAAAGCCGCCGTAGAAGAACAAAAATCTCTTATTGAACATGACATAGCACTAGGTAAACAAGGTGGATTTATAAATTCATTACGAGCATTTGTAAGACCATTTATAACTTACGTATTTTTCTTAACATTTATAGGTGTTAAAATTACATTAGTATGGGATACTATTAGCAAGGGTGGAGATTTAAACGCAACTCTTGATGTTATATGGGATGAACAAACTGAAGCGTTATTTGCAGCTATCATTAGTTTTTGGTTTGGTTCTCGCGCAATGCCTAAAATAAAACAACTTAACAAATAAAGAATATTATGAGAATATCAAAGAATTTTTGGCTTAGTGAATTGATTAAAAGTCCTACCGCTGAAAGGTTTGGAATATCAAATGAACCATCAAAAGAACATCTAGTCAGTCTTACAGTAGTAACACATGAAATTTTACAACCTGTAAGAGAACATTTTGGTGTCATTACGGTGAATAGCGGGTACAGATCACCCACTTTGAACGCTAAAGTCGGCGGGTCCAAAACCTCTCAGCATTGTAATGGCGAGGCAGTAGATTTTGAGCAATTGGGAACATCTAATCCAGAAGTCGCAAAATGGATTACCAAAAATTTAGATTGGGATCAAATCATACTGGAATTTTATCATAAAGGTCAACCAAACTCAGGGTGGATACATTGTTCATACAAAAAAGACGGAACAAATCGAAAAAAGATAACAACAGCCTTAGTACAAAACGGCAAAACAGTTTACAAAAACGGTTTCGTTATCTAGTCGAATTTATTATTAAAGTTTATTTACAGGTCCTTTTTACGATGGGCGCTTTCATGGGGCGCTCATGGGTTGACAAACACATAAAAGTGTGTTATAATAGATTAGATGAAATTAATAGTGATTATGATAAACAAACCCGAATCGATTGGTATCCTAAAAAATAAATGTCCAAATTTTACACCAATGTAGTATGTCTTGGAAATTACATTTTTGAGAGGGGAATCGAAGACGGACTTCCCTTTGATGTAAAACAAGAATTCAAACCTACCTTATACATTCCTACCACAACTAAAACCGATTGGCGAACTCTTGAAGACGAGCCAGTAGGCCCCGTTCAATGGGGAACTATTAAAGAAACCCGCGAATCAGTAAAAAAGTATGAAGGTGTGCAGAATATGCAGATCTATGGTCATACTAATTACAACTATTCTTTTATTGCTGAAGAATATCCTGAACCAATCGATTACAATTTAGAACATCTCAAGATAATGTTTCTTGATATTGAAGTTGGTTCAGAACAAGGTTTTCCTAATCCTGAAAGTGCAACAGAAGAAGTCACAGCAATTACTATCAAGATAAATGAAGATATTCAAGTTTGGGGATGTTCTGAATTTACGAATGGTCAAGAAAACATTACATACAATAAATGTGGTGATGAACGACAACTGCTAGAACAGTTTGTGATGTATTGGCAACAGAATTGTCCTCATGTAATTACTGGTTGGAATACCAAAACATTTGATACTCCATATTTGGTTAATCGAATTCGTAATGTCTTGAGTGAAACATGGGTTAAGAAACTCTCGCCGTGGGGATTTGTAAAAGAACAAAAGATTTTCGGTATGGGTGGTAGAGAAGTTCAGACATACGAAATATACGGTGTGTCTGAAATTGACTACATGGATGCCTACAAGAAGTTTACTTATACCAATCAAGAGTCTTATAGATTAGATCACATTGCTTATGTAGAATTG